CCAGAACCTACGTTAATTACCGCTGGGTGCGCCACACAATTTCTTCCAGAATTAATAGTATGGGCGGCAGTTGGGTTTCCTTTACATTCTACAGCAATGTTATTAACATAAACTTTGGCAACAGCACCAGTTGGCCCGGTAATAGTCGTAGTTGTATCACAACCGTGTCCGGTTGTTGTTGGATCCCCTTGTCTAGCTATAGCTGGCATACAAATATTTATGCTAGAGCAATCCCAGTAGTTGATTCAATAAATTGTTTGGCAAACTGCTTGTCAGTTGCTTCTGCTACTGTAACTGTAGATTTTTGTAATTTGATTTCAGTGTCTGGATTTACCGTAAACAGGTAGGGCATTAGTCCTGGTCCTTTTGGGCCCATGCCGATTACTTGTGGATTCTTTAGTTTATAAAAAACTGGACCATCTTCCACTAACTTAGCAACAATCTCTTCTCCACTTGTAAGTTTAAGAGTAATTACTTCACCTTCTGACACACCTTTTGAAATTAACATATTATACCTTTTCGAAATGTTTTTTGAGTTCTGTGAACCCGCCTATTAATTTATCGTCTAAAAATATTTGAGGAACAGTTCTGGCCGTGGGCACTGCTTCTAGTAATTCTTCTTTAGTATACCCGTCACCGATCTTTCTTTCTTCAAACTGAATACCTTTTTGGGTTAATAATGCCTTTGCTTGATCGCAGTAGGGGCAGTGGTACTTAGACCATATTGTTGCTTTCATTTTTTTCCTTATAGAGCAGGTAATTCGTCGTAATCCAATGAGTCGCTCATTACGCCGATTACATAATTTGTTGATTCGTTTTCTTGTAATGCTGTTTGTTTGCTACTTGTGTTAACATGTTTGTTAAACCAAGGAATGGGTGTTGACTTTGGTGCCAACTCTTGATACTTAATGCCAATTTCTTTCAGTGCGCCCACGGCTGTGAAATCAACAAAGTCTTTTAAGATGTTTGCGTTGAGACCAATCACTGGTCCCTTGTTAAACAAATAGTCTGCCCATTCTTTTTCTTCACGAATGACGTCCATGTATAGAGCATACACTTCAGCTTCACATTCTGATTTGATATCAATAAATCTTTGATCTTCTTTAATAACTTGATTGATCATGTAAGCTGTCCAACCTTTGTGTAACAGTTCGTCTTGTAGAATCAAACTGATGATGTTGCCATTGCCAATGAAGATCTTGTTCTCAACCATAGCCAGGCTTGTGGCAAAGCTAACCATAAAGCGGAATGCCTCAAGCGCATAGCTGGCGTGTAGTGCCATCCAAATTGCTTTGATGTGCGTCCTTTCGTTTATCTTTTCACCACATTCTTTGCGACAATTAATAACATGTAGCGCATCATAATAAAGTCCAACACTACTTGCCATATCTACAATTTCTTTAGTGTCGTGAATTGTGTTAAACACTTCCTTTGGCACGTTGTAGATATTACGGATGAGGTGACTATAGCTCTTTGAGTGAATATTAGTTTCAAAAAATCCCCAGTTGTACATTAGTGCTTCTACCTCAGGGAGACTGCATACCGGAGTGAACACCTGTGTTGGTCCACGACCTTGTAAACTATCTAATGCTGTCTGACGTAGTAAGTTGCTGGTAAAAATATGTTTAACAGCATCACTTGCTTCTTTAAAGTCGTTAGCATCTTTGCTTAGACTAATCTCTTCGGGTTGCCAGAAGAATCCACGGGCAGTTGCGTCAAAGTCTGCTATCTTCTTGTACTTAACTTCTTCAAATCGTTGAATGGTCACTGGGCCTGCTGGGTCTAGAAACATCTTGCGATTAAGGTAATCTGTGCGTGTGTTTAAATTATATTGTTCTTTACTCATTTTAATATTTTCCTGAAGCAAGTACTATCTTGCAAATATGTTCTAATCTTTCTATATGTTCGTATGCTCGCCACGGACTGGTATCAATAGCAACTACTCCGTGTCCTTTAATACCAACTATGTCGTAGGCGATATTTCCACGGTCATCCAATTCTAACCGATAATGACATTGGTCCGCAAGCTCTTGGCTGATGGGTTTTACATCACCAACATTAGGTGCTACCTTGGTATAACGGTTCAGTTCTGGAAACGCATTGCTGATAGTACTCAAATCAATACCAGCATGCATGGCCGCAATACAGTAAGTAGGATGCACATGTACTACCACACGAACCTCTCCTGTATGCTGTCCCATTTCTCGTTGTAAGCCAAAGTGTAGGGGAAGTTCTCCACTGGGCTTTAGGTTAGCACTGATCTCAGTGTACTCTAATTCCTTGCTGGCATGATAAATTCGAGGAGGTTGATCATAGTAGCCTTTCTCAATGCCAATCTTCTTAAACTGATCTGGTTGTAGTGTTTGTTTACGCACACCGCTGGGTGTAATGTAAAAGTGGTCACGGTCGTGATGTCGTATGCTTACGTTACCATCACGACTGGTAATCCAATTACGCTTGTAAGCGTCCACCATTATATCACATATAGTTTCTAACATTATAGTTTACAAGACTCGCAGTCTTCCTCGTCATCAAAGTTAATAGGTTCAAGCATAGTAGGAGCCTCTTCAGCAATTGCTTTAGATCCCTGCTTGTTGATCAAACTGTAGTAGAAAGTCTTGAGACCCCACATGTGCGCTTGCATTAAATTTTTAGCAATTAATGTAGTTGGGACTTTACGACCTTCAAAATGTGCCGGATTATAAAACGTGTTTGTGCTGATACTTTGATCAATGTATGCCGCAATAACTGCCGCTGTCTTTAAGTAGCCATCACAATCTTTTTGCTCCCACATCATTTGATACTTGTTTTTCAATCTGTGATATTCTGGCACCACTTGTACAAATGATCCTGCTTTTGATTCTTTAACACTAATCAAGCTCATAGGCATTTCAATACCATTAGTTGAATTAATAACAACTGAACTAGACTCTACTGGTGCCACAGCCATTTGTGTAGCATTGCGTACTCCATACTGCTTCATATTTGTACGTAATGTTTCCCAGTCAAGCTCAGGAGTAAAGTCAGCTAGTTCATTAACCCCTTTAGCACGTAGTTCCCACGGGAATGTGCCTTGGCCATATCTTGTTTGATCACTGCCGTCACACTTGCCGCGTTCTTTTGCCAGTTCAACACTTGCTTCTGTCAAGTAAAATGCTTGATGTTCCATCCAACTTTTAACATCATGTAGAGCATCCTTCTCCCCATAGCGGAGGCCACGTTTGGCGTGCCAGTAGGCAAGGTTGGTGATACCGATCCCCAATGGTCTGATTTCGTCATTACTTAGTTTACTTTGAATTGACAAGAAATCTTGATAGTCTAAGATGTTGTTAAGACTGCGATGGAGTATGCGGCAAGCACGGCGCATGTCTTCTGGGTTACGGAACGCACCCCAGTTGATGGATCCCAGTGTACATAACGCTATGCGTCCCTCTGCGTCATCAAGACGTTTGAATGACTTGGTTGGTAGTAAGATCTCACAGCACAGGTTACTTTGATATATGGTATGATACTCTGGATCAAATGGGCCTTGGTTCATAACATTGTCAATGAACACTAGATAGATACGCCCTGTATCAGTGCGCTCTTTCAATATACCACTCTTGAAGACTTCTTCAGCTGACATTGTCTTCGTGCGTAAGTCTTTACGCTTTTCGTACTTGACATACAGTTCTTCAAAGCGAGCTGTATTTTGATAGAATGCTTCGTACAAGTCTGGGACTTGATTAGGATCAAAGAACGTTATGTCTTCTTTGTTTTTAAATCTTCTCCAGAAGAAAGCACTAAGCACAACCCCATAATCCATATGACGGACTCGGGTTTCTTCTGTTCCTTGGTTGTTCTTAAGTACAATAAGATCATCAAACTGATGATGCCAAATAGGATAAAATACAGTAGCACTTGCATTACGAATACCTCCTTGTGAACATGATCGTAAATCACCGAACCATTTCTTTAAGAATGGTATCATACCAGTATGCATGATTTCGCCACCGCGAATTGGGGAGCCCAATGGGCGTAGTCGACCGATTTCCAATCCGATCCCCGCACGTTTACTGGCATATTTGGCCATCATTTCCCCAGAGGCAAAAATAGAGTCCAAATCATCATCGCTACGAATAAGAACACAGCTACTAAACTGTTTGGTAGGAGTACCAAGGCCAGCGAGTACAGGAGTAGCAAGAGTAAAAAGACCATCACTGGCGGCGTTGTAATACTCTTTAATGTAACGCATACGAGCCGTGTTAGGCTCTTCTTTGTGGAACACAGTAGCGGCTGCAATAATATATCTAATTTGGGGAGTTTCATAAGTTTCTTTTGTAGCACGATTTTTAACAAGATACTTTTCAATTAACTGTTCAATAGCGGCATATGAATATTGCTCGTCCTTTTCGTGATCCAACATGTCATCCATTCGGTTCCAGTCTTCTTCAGTATACCACTCGAGAAGTTCACTGGTATACAATCCAGTGGCAACATTGGTCTTTACTATTTCATAAAGGTGGGGAACCGCATAGCTTCCGTATACATCCTTACGTAACATTGACAACCGCTGTTTGCCTGCTACGTATTGATAATTAACATGCCCTAGGTCTGGGTTTGATTCTACGTCAATAAGGTCTACTATAGCTCGTAAAGTAATACCGTCAATTTCTGCTGTAGTAATGCCATCATAAAAGTGCGGCTGACTTTTAATTTCAATCATTGATTGACTTACATCTGCGATACCTTTACATACTTTTGCGATTTGAGCTTGCCATTTTTCTACGGCCAATGTCTCTTTATTTCCATTTCTTTTTACAACTGTTATCTTATTCATCTGTTCGTTTCCGCTAGTATTATTATTTTATCGCATTTAGGAAGTATTTATTGAACAGGGGACTTTCAACGAATCTTCTTGATAGTCAACAGTTTACACGGTGGTTAGACTGTTGTTTGTTGCTGATTTGTTTGGGTTTAACCTTATCACTTACTTTAATCAAATTATATACTAATATTTTGATTAGGTCAAATAACTTGGTTAAGGAAGATAAGAATGGATAGCCTTATACGTGAAAGTTAAGTATCCAGTATCTCCGCCGAGCGCATTTACATAGTCAACTGCAATTGAATACGGTGAGCTAGTAGTAGTTACTCCGGCACTATTCAAAAATCTTGTAGAGAAGTCTAATGCTATAGCAGTATCACCAGACGGATCACTTGCGCCAGCAAAGTCATAGTCGTCGGATAATTGAACACGTACTTGATTAATGTTTGCTGAAATAGTTAGCACACCTCGTCTAGTAAATCCGTTGGTTCGACTTTGGTAAATGTAATCAACTGCGTATATAATACTTCCACGAGGTACACCTTCACTGTCTGTCGACACTGGCAATCTAAATGCCATACCACCGGACCCGAGATCAATTCGTTTTGATCCAAAATTTTGTTCAGTGCCCCATCCACTAACCTCTGGAACATATTGAACTCCAAGGTTAGTGCTGTTGTGTAGACTAGCCCATCTGTCAGAACTGTTGTTTTCACTAACATTGCCGTTGACGTTAAAATAAATTTGTGGATATTGTGAATTAACAATTCCGCCACCACTTTGTCCAACATTGCTTAACTTACAGTCTTTAACTACGTTGTCAACACCTAGTCCAACATACACTGCTTGCTTTTTAACGTTTTCAAAATTATAGTTTACAATAATAGTTTTACGTGGTCCATATCGCTCGCCAACTAATTGTCCAGGCCCGCCTATCATACCAAATCCTAAACTAAATCCTTGAAGCACATTATACATATAGCCATCTTGGAATGTATTGTTATTAATGTCTTTAGCAGAAGATACACCACGAGCAAATCCGTGTGATGTTACATGTTTAAATAAATTACGTTCACATGTTATTAACTCTGAGAACGCTGTCATTTTAATTCCAACGCTGTTAGCAGTGTCACCAGCAGTCCAACTACCTCTTAAAATTAAATCAGTAAACAAACTATCTCTAACACAGTGCATGTCTAATGCTATTTGATTTGCGGTGTTAGTGTATACTGTCATTCCGCCCATGGCAATAAATCTAGCTTGGTTGGTAAACGCTAAAGTAGTTAACGATGGATATTCATCGTTGATAAATTTAATTGCTGTACTAGCATTTGAAAATTGTAAAATTGTTTTGTCAGCACCTGCGCCTACAATAGTAGCATAGCTTGGGATAAGAATAGTGGCGCTAATAATATATTTGCCAGCTGGCATTTCTAAAATTCTACGAGCCATTACACTTTCTTTATTCCAGTCTAGTGGATTTGCTGAAAGATAATTGTCGGCATACGCAGGGTCAGCATCGTTAAAAAATAACTGATTAATAGCACGTTGAATAGCGGCAGTATCATCAGTGACACCATCACCTTTCGCACCAAAATCTAATACATTAACATGATCGTCTAGTCTGTCCTGTACACTTCTACTAGTAGGATTATTAGCAGTGCTACCAGTTTGCATTGCGCCTGCGTCATTAGCACGGTAAATGTGTTGTAATAAATTAAGTAAATTACCCTGTATTGTAAGATCGTTTTGTGTTAGGATTTTTGTATTACCTACTCCCGGCGATCCTTCAAATACTGCTCCATTACCAATATACAGTTCTTGGGTATCGATAGCCCATGCTATTTCACCACTGGCTAGCTGAGGCATGCCCGTAACTTGTTTTTGTCCTCTTCGGACCTGAATTCTCGAGATTTGCACTACAGCCATAATAATATCCTCTTATGTGATATTTATCAGTTCTGGTTGTAGTACTGTTCCACCCTGTTCCACCACTGGCTTTCCCAGTAGTCAAATTCGCTTGGTTGTAGGATAAATTCCTGATATTGCGGGTCGCCCCACACCATAGGTGTAATTTCTGGAGGTTTAACGCACATTAGTACAACGCCTTTACGTATTGTTGTGCCGTGTACTTTGTTGTGTGCTAGAGCATATGCTGTTAACTGTAGATAGTAATCTTCAATCCACTCTAGTTTCTTGGGTTTATTAGTTTGTTTATAGTCTAGAATGCTTTCATCATTTAAATGAAGTCCGCATCCGTCAGTAGTACCCGCATATAATCCTGGATAGTACAAGGGTACTTCTACACCCCATACTTCATTAACATTGATTAGGCCTTGTTCAATAACATGTTTGGCCATCTTGTGACTTTGTACTGAATAAGGATTTGAACCAGGATCTTTAAGTGTGCCCAATGTAACGTAGTCTTCAAGATACTTGTGCATTCTTGTACCACGATTGGCTGCTTCTGTAACAATCTCAGTGGCTTTCTTTTCACCCACAGCTTTACGCCAATTGAGTAAGGCTTGTACTTTTTCAAACGGTTTAGTTTTTTCTAGGATTGTTGTTACTGATGGAACTTTGGTTCCATCGGGCGTTGCGTATAACCGCTTGCCTTCTACACTTTCTCTACTAATAGGAGTGTAGCTATATCTTTCTTTGAGTAAGGTCATAAGACAAGTATATAACACTTATCCTATGAAGTCAATACTTATTATGCCAAATCGCCAGCTTTAGTAGCACGTTTTGCAGCGGCAGCCATCATAGATGTTTTCTTTGGCTCACCTTGTTCTGGGCGATCTGAGGTCTCCCCTGTTTTAAGAACAATGCCATCGCCGTCAAAGCGATCAATGTATTTCTTTAATATTGGGCCTTCTTGCGGATCTTCCCAACGAAGCTTAAATGAGTCGTAACTTCGGTGGGGATTTGCTCCTAGTGACGGAGCGCCGCGTCTAATCAATTGAGTGTTTAAGGTATCCCAGTCTATTGGGCTGTCATCGCTGTTGTCTGAATTCATCGCGCCTGACTGTAGGGAAAATAGAACCCGTTGTAGGGGTTCCATTCCCATTGTTTCGCTAATTACTTTTTTTTTGAGTTAAGTAACATGCCTAAGCGACGGCTGTAATTAACGCTTTCACGTTGCTCACGACCTGCTTCACCGCCTACTGGCTCTTCTAAGCCCATTTCTGCTTCGCCGCCTGCTGGAGGAGTTGCGCCGCCCATAGGAGCACCGCCACCCATTGTAGGAGCACCGCCACCCATTGTAGGAGCTTCGCCGCCTGATACAACTGCTAGGCCTGATGATAGACCGGTTCTTGATGTTTCTAACGCTGTGTAAATTGCCTCTAATGCAGGTTTGACCGCATCTTGATATTGCTGGGCAACATCACTTCCTTGTTGTTCTCTTATAGAGTCCATTAATTCTAGTAATTGTTCTGCTTTCATCGCAGCCACATCTTCTAGCCAGCCTGTGATACGATCTACCATATCTTTAGTTGCCATAATGATTTCAGCTTTGTCTTCTTCGCCTTCTAGCAATAACCAACTTGCCTGTGATTCATTTAAATCATAACGTGTTTGTAGTTCTGCCTTAAGTTCTTCGCGATCATCTTCGCCTACTCTAATCTTAGCAAGTGTGCTGTTGATCCAGCTTTCTGGAACTGACAACTTTTGTGCGCGACTGCGTACTGTTTGCGTTACATAGCTCTCGTCTGTTTTATCTTTCATATCTTCATCTTCTTCTTTGTCGGACATATCTTCTTCATCGCAATCACCAGTATGTGCTTTGTCACAATCATCACATTTGCTTTCTTCACGCTCTATCAACTCTTGGTTGATCGTGTCTAAGAACATACGTGTCTTTTGATACTCTGGGCTTTCTAACATAGAATCAAAACTTTCAGAAAGTTCAAACTGACTGATTTTTGTTCTCAACTTGTTACGGGCATCTTCGAGTTGTACATCTGTAAATTGCTCTAAGTTGATCTTGTAGCCAAATGTCTTAGCTAGGCTCTCGTTGAGGTGTTTACTTGTTACAGGTTTTGAAAATTCTCTAATGTGCATGATTCTTTCCTAGAAGTCTTATTATGTTATTTATACAAAAGACCATTTAAACATTTTAGAAATTTCGTCCTTGGAATGTATGGCTATTGCCGAGCTGTGTTCTAATTTATTTAACAAAATTAGGTATCTGTCAAAGTCCTTAGCTATTTTGATGTTTTTCTTGTAGACTAATGTATCGCAGTAGCTATTCCAGTATTTTCTGTCTATTCGCTTGATACTAAAGAACTTGATCATGTCTGTACTATTATACGCTTTCGCAGCCATAAGAGCACAAGTTTTAAGAAAATACTCATCTATAAGTGTTTGACCTTCAAGATGATAGATTCCCCAGTTTTTCTTATCAGTTTCTTTGATTAGATATTGTTTGTATACTATTGACCCGTTGGATAGCACGGTAATAGGAAGCGTAGCCTTAAAGTCCTCTTTAAAGGACTCAGCTAGCTCTTTGATTTCTTTTTGTTTAAATTTTCTTTTTTTCATTTGCAACTATAGTAGGATCTTCATGTCCAACTTTAGTTATCAAACTCTTACGGATCATGGCCTGTACTTTGAATTGATCCTGCTCGCTAAGAGACGATAGCTTTACTGGAGATTTCAATCTCTCCAGTAATTTTGCTTCTTCGTTAGTGGTCCATATTTCAAAACTACTAATCAGTTCGTTGATTTTCATCTTAACCCAGCAATGGATAACATTTTGCCTAACAGCACATCGTCGGCTTCTTGAACTTTGTTGCGACTTGGGTATACCGCACTCTGTGTCTCTTTAAAGTTAGGGTTAGCTTTTGAGAAAGCATCAGGGTCTAGCACAGGCTTTGGAGAACCGCCAGCACCCATTGCTTGTCCTTGATCAAGACTTGCTCTATCTTGAGCAATCTTTAAACGCTTTTCTAGTTGTGATTTGGCCATTGGGTTTGACGCATATTTAGGATCAGCAAGCATAGCTTTTAATGCTTCAATTTGCGGATTTGTAGGAACATCAAACATGCCTTCATCGGCAGTTATGTCTTGGATATATTCGTCAGTAGGATCTCCGCCAACTGGGCCAACATCGCTGTTTGTTTCAAGCGCAGGCTTTTCAGTTCCGTCTGTTGGATTAAAGTTTCCTTCACCTGCGGCCTTAGCAATTGCTTGGGCAGTCGCTGCATCAGTAGTAGCAATTGGTTTGCCGTCTGACACAACTTGTGAAGCACCAGGCATTGGTTTGACTTCAATAGCTTCGTTTGTGCCTGTTGGTTTAACTGGCTTGAGTTTAGCATCTTTGCTGTCAGGACCGTAAACTGGCACAGTACCCTTGGTCTTGGTAGTGTACTTCATTGCTCGTACACCTTTCTTATGTTCACTTACGATTTGATTAACTTTCATTGTTGTTCCCCGAGGCTTAGTTCAGCACTTTGTAATTTGTTTATAAAACGTCTAAACTTATCAATTTTACCTCTAGCACGTAGTAGCTTAAATGCCAAGTTTTCCACAGAATACTCGCCACCTTGCTCTAGCCCTGCTTGACGCAACTTGCGTATGTCAGACATTGTTTCTCTTGCTGTATTTAAGTCATTTGCCCTCATTGCCGCGTTAATTCTAGCCGAGTAGTTACGGGCTTTACTTTTAACATCTTGATCTCTAATTGTGGGAGGTTGATGTTTAGGCTTGCTGATCCATCGATCGTTGAGGATGCTGTAAATTCCAGCAGAACGATGCGGTTGTTGTACATCCTGTACATAGAGTTCTACATCAATACCCTTGACTGTGATGTTGTGTGTGAAGTTATATTCGTTTTTCTTAGCAGTATACAGTTCCGCCAGTTCAGGACGATCCTTTGGCATTGTTACTACAAGATGTAGATCTAAATCGCTACTTTCAGCGTATCCGTAGGCCGCATTGCTTCCACTAATAGTAATGTCTCTCAAGTTCAACTTAGGTACATTAAGGAACTTGGCAAAGTGCATGGCAATGGCCATGAGCTTATAGCGTACTTCGGTGTTTAGGGAATTTTTATCCCAGAGTTTGGGATTGAGCGTGTCGTGGTATTCGACTGGGTTGATTGATTCTTCGAATTCTATTATCTGCATAGCACATATTTAACAGATTTACATTCCAAAGAATTTTAAAAGATGTGGAAAATGTACGGAGTTTAGCCAACCAGCGCCAGCTGCAAACGCTAGGCCAACCATGGCATACATTGTATATTTGCTTTTGACTTTTTCCAACGCATTGATTTTTTCGTACAAATCATTGTGTTGTGCTTCAGATGCCACTGACATTATCTTCAATTGTTCTGCTAGTAGATCACGAGTATTGTCTAGACAGTCATGCATTTCTTTGACGCCTACTTTGAGCTCGTCAAGTTTTTCTTCTATTTGGTCTACTTTTGTTTCAACTATTGCTACACGCTCTGGTAACATAGCTAACTGTGCTATTGCTTCTTTCGTGGCCATTCTAGGGCTCTCCAATGTTGTAAGTCAGGGACTCGCTCCGAGTCATGTGCCTAGTATATGATTGAATGCCTATGTGCCTTAGTAGCGTAGTGATTACACTGATAGTATTTATTACTTTTTAAAGAAAACAATATTTTGGGCAGGTCCTTCAGTGACAAACACGTCAAAGTTTTGTGTCATGCTTTCGGCTAGTCCGGCAATATACGGAACGCCATCAAAGTCTTCAATCAAGGTGCCTACTGGACTATTATCAGTTTCAAAGAATCCTTCATGTTCAGTACCAAAATCAAATCGCCACGCTCTGACAAGAGCATCCGTAGCAAATCCAATCTGCTTACCACCAACTTGAATCATGTCAGGAGGTCGTCGAAAAGTTATATTTGTTCTAAGTCCGATAGTTTGTATTAGAGTTTGAAAATTTTGTTCTTTCCAACGATCAGCTTCTTTACCAGGCTCAGGTCGGTATTGTCCTGTATGTGTTATGTCAACGGTTGTGTAAAGTGTGTATTCCATGGTAGTATTTAACAGTCGTAAAAAAGCCTACTATGAAAGTAGGCTTAGTCTTCCCATCCCTGAGAATAAAAACTAATTAACTATTCTAATGATTAGAACGGGTTAACGAATACTGATTCAAGAGTTGAAGCCGCACCAGTTACGCCATAAGCGTCTGAAGCATCAGCTGTGAATACACCAGTACCTTGTAGGGCAATGAACAATACGTCTGTTGTTCCGCTTACAAAAGCTGTACCAGCGGCTGTAGCAACACCAGCAACTACAAACGCATCGTTAGCACCAGCTGTACCACCTTGGGTGATAGATGTGATAATTGTGTGTAATTCAGCTGTTGTAATATCTGTCTTGGCAATCTTGATGATCAATGTTCTTGGACCTAGACCGTTGTTTGTTTTTGGCTGGTTATAGTTGGCCGCAACTGTTGTACTTGTTAATGATGGCATAATAATCTCCTCTGAATATGCTTAATCAAATACTCACACTCTGTGAGCTTTGTATATGTATTTAGTATTGTGAATAAAAAATAGCCCAATATAGCTAATTTTTAGAACTTTGTTTCTTACTCTTTTGACTCTTGGATCCGCTTAATACCACGTTTAAACTTGGTGCTGTCTGCGGCTTTGATGCTGTTGATAAAGCGGCGCTCTAGTTCAGCGGCAGTTTCAACATCGTAGTTTTCACGAATCATTGATAATAAGTTAATGGCACTTTGGATTATGTTGGATCCGCGGCTTTCAATGACTAGATCCGTGTCGCGGCTCAAGCCAATGTCATTTAACTCTTGTAAGATGCTTCTAGTACTTTTACGCATGTTGTTGTTTTCCAATTGTATTTATCGCAGTATACAGTCTATACTTAGTAATATCAAATAGGTTGAGTTTTATTGCGATGCCGCATATACTTGCTAAATACTCAGTAGAAACCATGAGTACTACATAACACACAGGAAACACAATGAAATTTATATCAGATCGTATGTTAGCCATTCTGGAACGTTTAACCGAAATGTTCCCAGGATCCAGCTATCAAACTCGCTTAGACGCTTATCTAAGTACCAAAGGCATTACCGATGCCGCGCAGTTGGAAAACTATATCCGACAATTTAATTCTCAAAAGGAAACTTATCTATGAAAACTATCGTTAACTCAATCTGGTCATTTTTAGAAGCATTTGGCCAGGCTCGTGCTGCCGCAAGTCTTGCTCGTCAAGGCCGTATTGAGGAAGCCAAAGCGGTATACAGAGCCTGATAAATATTGGCATGAACTTGGTGTATATTCACGGGGCTAATGCCACTAGCGAAAGCTTTAATTATATTAAAAGTAAACTGGGCACGGGCCTAGACCTTAACTATGACAGTCGCAATGGGTTTGAAAATAATCTAAAGGACATGAAGTCGTCCTTGACCAATTACAATAATCTAGTGTTTATTGCGCATAGTCTAGGTGGTATCTACAGTTTACATTTAGCCAACGCTATGCCTACTGCTGTCAAGGGTGCTGTTACATTAAGCACTCCATATGGCGGAGCAGAAGTAGCAGACTATGCTCAATACTTCTTACCTTTCAGTAGGTTGATGCGAGATATTGGTCCTAGCAGTTGGGTTATGAAACAAGCAAGTCGCATTAAGATACAGCATCCTTGGACTAACATTGTAACAGTAAAGGGTCAAAGCCCTTTTATGCATGAGCCTAATGATGGAGTAGTAACTATTGCCAGTCAGAAACACCACGATGATATGGAACTAGTAGAAGTGGCCTGTAACCACTATGAAGTTGTGCTCAGTGATGCAGTTATTAAACTTGTAGAAGAAAGAGTAAACAAGTTTAAAAAATAAGTCATTCAGCTTTACAGACAGTTTGTAACACTGTATAATAAATACATGGACAGCAAAGTTGCTGTCAATACAGACATTAAACACACAGGAGATTATTATGTCATTTGAAACACCAAAACTACCAGAAGTTAAATTCAGCAAGAACGGTTACGAGATCCGCACAGACGTGCTATCTATGGCTAAGGATGCTGTTATGGAAGAGTACCATTCCAAGTTTCGCGGATGGGAAATGTCCGTAGAGAAAGACGCAAAGACTGGTCAAGTTGTTACCAGAATAGATATGCCGGAGTTTCCAGGTCTAGATAAGATCATGGAAGCCGCTGAAAAGTTCTATGGGTTTGTTAATACAGGCACAAAGAAGTAAGCATAGCTTGATCGCCAGAATAGCGTGATATTCACTAGGCCCTACGGGGCCTTTTTATTTGATTACACTGCTGTAAATGCGGTGTCTAATGGTATCAATGTTATTGCTGAGGATATCTTGTCTGATGTTCCGTATTGAAATACTGTACCGGTATATAAAACAACATTACCCGCAACTCCATTAATAGCACGATTAGTTGCTTGTGCCGCAGGAATATTAAATGTACATACACCAAATTGTATAGTTGCTGTACCACTCATCGTAACTCCATAACTGTTTGCGGCAGTGCTGGTATTGTTTAGAATACAATTACCCATACCAAACTGTACAGTTCCGCTTAGAGTAATAACTGCGCCAACACCAGCATCAATCGTGCTGGATATCATAGTACCAGTTGATGCGTTAGCAAAGTTTAATACTTGCCCTTGACCGTTAGTTTCAAGATTAGTAATCTTACAGTAAGCACTTTGTATATCTACTAAAAATGTTGATCCACTGGCTCTACTAGTGTGGCAGTCAACCAGTTCTAGTTTAGTAGTCGCATCACTGTTGTCTTGGTACACACAACTATAACCACTAGATCCTTGATAAACATAAACATCTTCCAAGTACACACGGCAAGCCGCAGAGCCAGTTACCTTCACACCGTGGAAGTTGCCAGTAGGCAATACAGCTACATGGAACAGGCCAAAGTCATTTATAGCTTTGGTAGCACCACCTGGGGTGATAGTTACATGGCCTTGGATCCAAATAGGCACGTGTCCAGCATCTGGAGTGTCGCCCACAATATAAATGTGTCCGCGAGTTAAGTTTACATCTTCTGTAGTCGAACTGGTCAATACGATAAACTGTGGGTTCAGCACAATGTTGGCAGTTGGGTCAAAGCTACTTAATGAACCGTCTGCTATTCGTGCTTCAATATAGGCCAGTGCGGCTGTGATAGTAAGGAATGGGTGAGTGAGGTTGCCAGTTGATGCGGCAGGATTTAGGTCTGTTCTGCTGGGATCAACATACCAACGATTGTCGCCTGTGTTGATTGCTGTAGGTTCTGTTATTGTTATGCCGCCCGGAGTTACGCCGTTGGATAGTTTCAGTGCGCCTATTGCAGAGTCAAATGATATCTCGCCCGGCTTACCTATGTAAGTTCCAATACTGTTTGCTATTGCTTTAGTTACGAGTTTACGGGTTGTCATAGTGTTGCGTCCTGTGTGGGACAACTCACGCTATGAGTTTAGGTAGTTAAGCTGAAAGGCTTAGTGTGAGTTGTTATAGTATATTTAGCCTTTGTGGGTGATTATTCCACTGACTCTTTGTCAAAGTAGTTGGGATGCAGTTTGCCCCAGTTGCGCACGATCACGGAAGCCGCTGAAAAGTTCTATGGGTTTGTTAATACAGGCACAAAGAAGTAAGCATAGCTTGATCGCCAGAATAGCGTAACATTCACTAGCACCTTCGGGTGCTTTTTTTATGCCCGTCGTGTTAAAAAATTACTTTTAATATTAGACGGATTAAAATATTTTTTGACTATAGATTCTACAATAACAGGTTCAAACTTCTTACAACTGAATACATCAAAGTATGCCGTGCGGTCTTGATCCATAAAATGTGCTGTAATATTACTAGTTTGGATTAACTGTACTAAACTGTATCCGCTTTTAGGATCGTTTTCGCACAGATATTTAATGATGGGCTTGCCAACTGCAACCATATCAATTGCTATAACTAATTCTTTAACAAATTTAGTTATTTCTTTTTTGCTGTTTAACGCATCATTCATGCCTCTACAATCAAGCATTAGATGATATCCCCAAGGTGTCATTCGATACTTTCTTTGCCAAACATGTCTGGAAATGCTCGTCCAAAATTACGCATGATTACTGCCGCCCGGGCATTAGCTTCGTTTTCTTGTGGGCTACCTGTTGTGCCAGCATCGTCATCTTCTAGATCGTTCTTTAAATCTTGACTGTAGTGAACAAGCTCATGTGCTAAGGTACGACATACATCCATAATGTGGCGATTCTTTACAGTAATAGTAATATGTTCTTCGCCTGGCATGTATCCACCAAAGCTCTTACGTTCCATAGAACCCTTGCTGTCAAATACAAAATCAAACTTAGGCAAGTTGTCTAGCTCTAAGTCCTTGGCGGCGAAGCGAATGAAGTCCAATAAGATTGGATATGTGTCTTGCTTGCCCATGCCTTCTGTTAATATCTCGGTTACTTTCATATGTATATTTATAGTCCGTTCTGTATCAGTATTAAACTATAAGCACAACCAAATCCGTTTACGTCTATGGTCATGGATTATAGTCCGTAGTAGGATTTGGTTGTATTATAGTTTGACAGTATTTCAGCATCACTCAATGCTCTGCTATAAATCTGTATGGCTCCCATGCCGCCGTTGAAGTTGGGATCTGGACCGCCTGGAGGATAGCCCCAGTTGGATCTGCCAATATAACAATTGGCTCTAACACCGCTTGTAGGGGCTGGGATACTTGCTGTACCTGTCATCACTCCATCTATGAATACCTTGCCTACAGTTCCTGTAGGAGTCCATGTGGCGCACACATGATGCCATCCAGTATTTGCTTCCAGTAAAACTTCGGATTGTGCGTTGCTGCCGCTAGGTCCAACCCACAATACAGGAAACCCAGTTGTGCCAGCAGTTGCAGATAACAACACATTGTCCGAGCCTGCATCACTGCCAAAATCTATAATACGGTTCCAGTTAGGTATGCTGATAATATAAACCCAACTTTGAATTGTATATCCAGCACTGGTAAAATAAACGCCTGGAACACATTGAGCATATTGTTCGTTTGAACTGTCAAATGCCAATGCTCCGCCTAGAGCCTCACCGTAGGCAATGCCACCGTAGACTGTGGCGTGATTGTTGTTGCCGCTGAGATCATACCACGTATCCTCGCCTGGTTCTCTTGACCAACTGTTTAAATTGCGAGCATCTAGATTTAATACCAGTCCTTCTTCAATAACAGTAATGATAGTATCTGGACTCCAAGGACGTCCTTGTAAAAGTCCGCCTGTATTGGGATTATCAATAATACCGTTATCGTCATACTGTGTTGGCAACTGTGCAATATCGTAAGTTGCTCTAGGATTGCCCACAGCGGCTCTATTTGTTTCGGCCAAGTCAAGTTTAGCCTTTTGTCTAAGCTCTTTTGTTGCTAGCGTTGATATTCCGTTAAGTGCCATTATTTGAATCCTCTATAGATATTTATCGTTAAATAGTCTACTATGATAAACATTGAACCCTTCGAAAAACTAATTACAGATCTCAAAGACAACGGCAAATACCGTGTGTTTAACGATATTCTGCGTGAAAATGGCAAGTTTCCACAAGCTATTTGGTACGGGCCGTATAATATTAAAACTATTACTAACTGGTGCTCAAACGATTATTTGGGCATGGGACAGAGCAAGGTTGTGCTTGATGCTATGCACACAGCATTAGACATGACTGGTGCCGGATCAGGCGGCACACGTAACATTGGCGGCACTAGCCACTATCATGTGGCTCTTGAACATGAGCTTGCTACACTACACAAGAAAGAAAAGGCTCTGTTGTTCAGCAGTGCGTATGTAGCTAATGAGTGGACTTTAATAGCCTTGGCTAAGATTATCCCTAATATTGAGTTTATCAGCGATGCTAATAATCATAATAGTATCATAGTAGGTATCCAACACAGCAAGGCTAAAAAAGTTATCTTTAAACACAATGACTTAGAAGATCTAGAACAAAAACTTAAGATTAGTTACGCACAAGGCAATGTGCCATGTGTAGTATTTGAATCAGTCTACTCAATGGATGGAGACTGTGGGCATCTTAAAGAGATATGTCGACTTGCTGACAAGTACAAAGCAATGACATACATTGATGAAGTACACGCTGTTGGCCTGTATGGGGAGAAAGGTGCTGGTAAGTTAGAGCAATTAGGACTACAGGACAAGGTTGACATAGTCAACGGTACCTTGGGAAAGGCCTTTGGAGTCCAGGGTGGTTACATTGCTTGTAGGGCTGTGGTAGCGGATGCTATTCGTAGTGTGGCTGCAGGATTTATCTTTACAACGTCAATGAGTCCGGTTACTTGTGCTGGCGCATTAGCCGCTATCAAATACTTGAAAGATCATAACGAAATACGTGAGAAGCATCAAGAACGTGCTCGTAAGCTAAAGCACAGATTAACTGTTGCTGGCATTACAGTTATGGACTGTGCTAGTGAACATATTGTTCCTGTACTAGTAGGCGACGCTAAACGTGCTAAGGCAATGAGCGATGCGTTACTAAACGATCACAACATCTATGTACAAGCAATTAACTTTCCTACCGTTGATGTGGGGACGGAGCGGTTACGATTTGCGCCCACTCCATTTCATGATGATGGTATGATTGAGGATCTAGTCAAGGCACTTAAGATTGTGTTTGATCAATTTGCCGACTAATCCATTCTTTAACTGAGATAAATGTTTGCGGCCCTAGAGTAGATGTTAGCCTAGTTAAATCTGCACACGTATATGCCTGATAACTGTTTTTAAGTTGATCAGGCATATTTACGTGTGTTAATGTGGCAGGATAGTGCTTCCTTATCAGCACAGCAATATCTTCAAAGCTGGAAGTTGTTCCAGTACCTACATTCCATATACCAGAAGAAGTTGCTTGTTTAATAAACTCTACGTGTATGCGACAAACATCCTCTACAGCAATAAAATCTCTTAGATAATGATCACTGCCGTGAAACAAATTAATGTTACCAGTATCTCGTGCCTGTTTAATAAACTGTGTTACGGGACTAGCTTGACTACCCTTGTGCTCTTCGTGGTTACCGTATACATTAAAGTAACGAAAGCCTTGTACTAGTTTAACAGGAGTCTGTAACTTGGTCCAACGATCAAACTCATATTTGCTAGATGCATACGGATTCATTGGGTTGCCGGGGCTGGCCTCTTTAAAGTCACTAGCCAATCCATAGACACTGGCACTACTGGCATATTGTAAATTTACATACAATCGCTGGCAGACTTGATATAGCTTTTGACTAAACTCTAAATTTTGTTCTAACAGTTTATCTACATTTTGTTCTGTAGTACTACTAATAGCACCTAAGTGTATAACCCAGTCTTTACCATCTACTGTTGGAAACGCACTGTCTCCCCATTCCCAACCAGTTACTTCCCAATCGGTATTATCTTTAATATATTGGACTAAATTTTGTCCAATAAATCCCCGATGACCGGTTACTAATACTTTCATTTGATTTCCTTTAATGTTGGAGCATATACTCCCAAGTGCTGAACTGTGACAGCACTGGCTTCTACAGCAAAACATAATGATTGATGTAAATCAGTTGTGCTAATATACTTGTAGACAAACGCAGATAAAAATGTATCCCCGGCACCGGTAACATCAACTACTTCAACATTGGGTGCTGAGCAACTAATATCGTGATGTATAACTTTAGCTCCTTTAGAGCCTTGAGTGACAATAAGCCCACTACATTCACTGGTAATCTTACTGTACTCTAGTTCGTTAATCTTTACCCACGCACCTTGTAATCTTACCAAATCTGTTTTCTTTGTGTCAATAAACACAGGAATAGCTGTTTTAATTAGTTCTTCTATTAGTTCGTAGCTAACTGTTCCCTTGTTGTAATCGCTTATTACAATAGCATCGTATATTTTAGGAACTGCTGTGTCCATAGTTATAGGGATAGACATAACATCGTCGTCAATCCGTATAAGTTGTTGTTTACTTCTAGCATCTATCAGCCTAGTCTTTGTACTAGTTTTGCCGCAAAGATAAGTTACCTCACATCCTAATGCTTGTAAGTTTTTTGCCACATTGCCAGCCATGCCAGGGCGACTTTCTTGTCGAGAGTATTTAAAAATAGGAACTGGAGCTTCTGGACTAATTCTATCCACAGTACCATACTGATATACATCAGTACAGTTATCACCTATTAATAATACGTTGAATTGTGTTGGTTGTTGAGTGTCCATCTAATGGATAGTACCTTATTTGTTTACAATATTCTGATCCTATGATAGGCTTACCTTCGTAGTCACTACCTTTAATCATAATGTCTGGTTCAAAGTCTTTTATATAGTTGCGTAATTCATCGTCAGAGTCAAATATCTCCACGCGATCAACGTGTCGTAATGACCATAGCATCCAAGCACGTTCATATTCTGTATTGATTGGACGATCGTTACCTTTTAATTCTTTTACTCTACGATCACTGTCTATTAATACAAGCACATATGAATTAGGATAGGATCGAGCAGTGTTGAGCAATCGCAAATGCCCAAGGTGTATAATATCAAAGGTACCATTTACAATTACTTTTGTCATTACATACTTGCGACAAATGCAGCCAGATCATCAAAAATAATTGTCTTAGCTTTGACTTCTTTATTAGAATGCCTATTTAATTCTTGCTCAGTTTCTTTACCGTATCCTGTTCTAACTAGTACAGGCTTTGCGCCTATCTTCACAGCCGCTTTGAGATCTTTCATCTTGTCGCCGACATAGTAACCTTCTTTAAACTTAATTGCTTTGTTTTCTTTCTCACAGCGTTTGAACATGCCTGTGTTAGGTTTAGCAAACGGATCGTCTTTACGACTACTGGCGCTGTAGTACAATGCGTCAATAGTTATACATCCTGCTTGTACTAGTAGCTCATACATACGATTATGTACCTTGTCCACGTCTTCCATAGTCATTACACCTTTCTCAATGCCGCCTTGATCGGTAATAACTACTATTTTATGACCTTTGCGCCTAAGATCAGCCATTGCTTCTAAACTACCTGGGATTGGTTTAAACGCATCTGGGTTTACACAATATGTTCCCAAGTCCTCGTTAATTACACCGTCTCGATCTAATCCAATAACACATTTAGATCCAATAGTAACGTCACCACCTGTCCATATAATGTTTGGTTTATCCACGCTGACTGTCTCCGGGCATAACACGATAGTTGTCCTCAACGGAGTCAGGAGTGCTTACTTCAATTATAGTGCCAGCTTTAATACATTCTAATTGATGCGGCATACAAGGAGTATTGTGCCATACACTGCCGTCGTGTAATTCTTGTTCTTTGAGTTGTGCTGTTTCGGTATTAATCCAACGAACAATAAACTTGCCCGATTGAACATACCAAGTTTCTTCTTTGTCTTTGTGAAAGTGCATGCTAAATTTAGCACCATCATTGAAGTGCATAAACTTTCCGCAATACTTGTCGTTAGTAGCCCAAATAAATTCTGAGCCCCAGCCTTTTGGTACTAATCCTTTTAGTTGCGCCATTGTTATTCCTTTAGTATATTTTATACTAAAAGCGCAGTAAGGTCAAGTAGATCTGATTAGTACAGGCTAATTAATTGAGTTACGCCAAACACTAGGGCGGCACGGGCTTGTTGATCAGCTGCCGCTTCTTCTAGTTTATCTGTACTAATTAAATCTTGTAGGATCTCTTTGGCTTCACTGGCACTTAGTTGCCCAGCGCCAACTGCTTGGTGTACTTGTAGTGCGTATTGGGCACGTTCGGCCGCCCATTGGTTACCACTGTTCATCAATTCAGATAATGTGCTCATAATATTTTCCTTATCTTACCCCGTTCCAAATGTAAATGGGCATTTAAAATCTTCCTTGAACTGACTTGGCCAGTATGTCTGCCTGTTGTTGTATGATCTTCTTCTTAAGATCGCAGTACAATGGACTGACCGGACCTTTGGCCACACGTTCTTGTAATTCTTTAACAGTATCTTTAATAACGCCTGTTAACTTGTTGATATCACGTGTTGGTTTAGTTTGACTGTAGATGTCAAACCATTCTACTTCTTTGGCTAGTTGCTTAACTTGTGGTGCTAAGTCTGCCTTACAATCAAAGTGTCTAACTTGTTGTTGTATGTCTGTAATTACTTTAGCTTGGTTTGCATCCCAGCTACTTGGAATGTATTCCATGATACTGGCACAGCCTGTTAAACTTAAAAACGCTATAACTGCTATTAGTCTTTTCATTTCTTTTTTGCCTTTCCTGCTTTCATGTTAGCCATCCAATGGGCTAGTTGTCCTTTGCGGCCACCTTGCTTGGCAGTTTTACGTAAACTACTTACTGACGCTTTGGTGTTAACGCCATGACGGTTAGCATCACCTTTGTCTTGTGGATTACGGCCATCAGCAAAGTTTTCCTCTACACTTTCATTCAATCCAAAACCATCACGAATCTCGTTCATTAGTTCGCTTACACTAGCTTCTGTATTAGGTAGTTTACCTTTAAACGCATCATCGATATGTGGATCACCTTCTTCTACGGTACCTAACGCATATCTAAAGAATCCATCTCCGGCATTATCAATAATAGCAATATACCACTGATCCTCAACTTCTGCTCCTCTAGTAGTAAACATAAATGCGTCATCGCTCATGCGTTTGCCTTTCCATCCGGTGGCCTTCATTGCGCTGTTAACTTTGTTAACAACTTCTGGCCACTGTAACACATTGCCTAGCTTTGCGTTGGGATTTATACTTTCACCACCACCGTCACCACCTATGCCGCTATCACCACTGTATCCACTGGCATACCCATAACCACCAAACGGGCCTGGGCCGTACGCGGCTCTCCGTACTTTAGAATTTTTACCTTTCTTCTTTTCAGTTATGAATTCACTTGCTTTCATTTCATTATCCAAGTGTCTGGAATCTGATCGTATTCTTTAACCCACATGTCATGTAACTTTTGTCCGCTCATACCATGCGACTTAGCAATACGTGTCATCATCTTATCAATAATATCGTATACTTGATCTTCGCTGGCATTCTGTAAGGTTGTCTTCTTAGCTAGTAATGCGGCTTTGAGTTCTGGAACAGCTTGATTGTCTTTGGCATGATCCATATTCTCTATGATCATGTCTACCATTTCTTCTACACTTTCACAGTTCCATCTACGTAAGGCTAGTGCTTTAGGTGTAGGTTTGCCATTGGGTTTCTTCATTGGACCTTTGTTGCCACTCATACGAGCACAAAAACTCTTACGGCGTTTGGCATCCTTGCTACCTGCTTTTAATTTACTAGGCTTAGTAGTAACTGCGGTCTTTAACTTGCTGCCTGGATTTTCTCTACGATACGCATTGACAGCTTTTTGACTAAGTCCGTCTGTTTTATCTTTCTTATTGACTTTGTTCCAGTCTTCGTTAATAAATTCTTTTGCTTTCATAGCTCTTTAACCTCATCAACTGTAAGAGGTACACCGGCAAGGCCACAGCCATATAACGCCATGCCTTTATATAATTCTTTAAACAGGGCTATAAGGGTTTCTTTTACTGTCACTTCCGTCGTCCTCGGGATATACTGGATATGGATTATTGTTGTCCATTATTTTCTGCTTGTAATTCAAAAGTAAAGTCTTCAATATTAATATTAGGATGGCGCTGTTGTAGTTGCTGTTGAGCGTGTTCTAAACTATCAGCAGTAATGTTAGCAGTCCTACCTGTAGCAGTTTGTGTTACAAGATACACACCGGCGCCGTTGTTATTTTGGGCGGCCTCTGGCTCTGGCAGTTTTTCTGGCTCTGGAGGAGTCATACTTGCTGGAAATTCTTTCTTAATATCGCTAACAGCTTTAGCCATATCGTACCCACCTTTAACAATGTGTGCGCTGTTGGCATTGATTTCTTCTGCGTTTTGTTCTAAGCCTGCTACAATATTAATCATCAGCCCAGGAAATCGTTCGGCAAATTCTTTATCGCCGCGAGTCTGCTGGTTGCCGTTGTTTAATTGACGAGTTGGCGCATGCATTTGCCACTTGCCGTTAACATCATCTGGATTTTGTTTGTCAAAGATACTAACAATAGGACCGTCATCTGCGTAACGATTAAACCAAGAAGCACCTGAACTAGAACCTGTACAGAAACTGGCCTGAAATCCGTGTGAGTTGTTGAATGTATAGCACGATCCATAGTTCATAGGAACCACTGCTAGAAAACGTTCGTCATCAAGAATAACAATTTCTTTGCGATCTCGTTTATGTTTCTCAATCACTTCGGCGTCTTTCATTCTACGCAGTTCATCTCTATATTCACGACTTTGAACAATGTTTTGAATTTGACGTAGATTTTTAAATTTATTAAAGTCTTGATGTGCTGGTTTAAGTTTGCCGCGAATGCTTAGAGCTTTCCAAGCGCCAAGTGCGTCGCCACCTTCACCATTAATGTCTTCGTAGTCTGCTTGACCATTTTGATACAATCGAGTAAGCCAATCATCAAACTTACCATCTTGACTAATGTTGCCGTACTGAGTATTACTCAGTGAGCTGTCAAGTATTTGACTCCATAGCTCAAGCGTAGATTGTTCTGTTGGGCGTGGACCTAACTTAGCAACTGCCGCTTTAGGCAGTGTTCCGTCGTGGCGCATGGCAATTGCAATTTGTTTAATTCTGCCAGGGTCTTTGATCTTTGAAGCAACATTGGCTTCAATAATTAATTCTATTATGTTCATCCTGAGATCAAATTCCTTTTAAAGAATGCTAAAATGGTACCTAACTTTTGGGTATCACCTGCTGTGATATCTGCTAATAGTTGCGTGGTACCTTCATAGTTAGCTGGCGATGATCCACTGCTTCCGTATCTACCAGCTCTAGTAATTTCTCCAGTCTTATCTGGATAATAATGTGAAGCAGACATTGTAACTGCCATTGCTACTGCTGATTTTATTATACTCGGAATATCCTCTTCACCAGCTTCAATACTATTGGCAGCAGATTCTAAACTTTTTGCTAATGCTAACTTTTTTTCAGCTTTTTCAAACGCATCATTTTTAATCATCGTAATAGCCATACCCTTAATATCAGGTATTGCTTGATTAATTGCTTTTGCCCATAATGGTTTAAATTTTTTCACTAGAGTGTCTGTTGTGATGGCCTTGCCGCCTACGTTTGCCTGTTGGCCGGCACGAGTTCGTTTAACGTCAGCAACTTTACTAGTATTTTTTCCTACATAGTATTGTTTCAATGTGCCAATGTTACTCTTAAGAAAATCAAGAATATTGCCGCCTCTAGAATCGTTAGCAGATGCAACTTCACCACCGTTGCTGGCTATTGCTTCATAGTTGCCTGTGTTCCCGCCCGTGGCTTTAATAGCACCAGTACCAGATGATCCAATGATAATAACCCAGGCGCCTTTGTAACTGTCTTTTAGATCTGACCAGGATATCTTTGGAACCAATGAATAAGTCTGATCATGCCCTAAACCAGATTTTGTGTGTAGTTGTTTTATAACTGCATCGCCGCCTGGATTTTGTTGGACAATTGAAAGAGAAGAGCTAACTTCTGTTATTAGTCCTTCACACAGTTGAGCAAATAAACGATAATTTTCAAGTTTCATAGTAGTTGTATTTACACAAAATTAGTCAGCGTTGTTACTTTTTGCAATAGATCAATTACACCAGCTTTGTTTAGCATCACCGTAGTATTCACGTGCTAGACCGTTGCTGATAAGTCCCTGACGAATGCTTTGTCCGTTTACCAAGATATCTCCCAGTATACGGCCACCAAACTTATCCCATCCATAGATAATAACTTGGTGCTTTGGGTGGGATTGTATGGCTTGGGTTGTAAATTTACTCGCCACGAGTGCCCGCTCGTTTTCTTGGGGGCATTGAGCTCTATGTCCTTTTTCCGGCGTGTCGACTCCGTAGATTCTAACAGCAAGCTCTGGTTTGAGCGGTGCTGGTAAAAAGGGAGCGGCGATTACAATAGTATCGCCGTCACTCACTCTAATAATCTGTGCGTCATAAGTTGCCGATTTTGAGGGCATCTTTCCCTGTGCTATTGCCAGTGCTGGAACTAACAATAATAATGCTAATAGTTGTTTCATGGGTACTCCGTGTTAACAGAGTATTTATTAAAAACTATTGTTGAACCAACCTATCTTGCGGCCTTCGGAAATACGGCGATCGTATTCGTCTGTGCTACCTGGAAAGCGCCATGCCCATACTGCTACCAGCGCCATGAAGATGCCCGTAGACAATATGCCAATGGGTTTCACTCCTGTAAAGAACATGATCAATAGACTAACACTCATAGTGACCAGCATAAAATATTTCATCTTGTGTGGGAATACACGCTTGGTACCCCAGTTGGTTAAGAACGGTCCAAACAACTTGTGATTGTATAACCAACGATGCATACGTTCGTTACCCTTGGCAAAGCAATAGGCAGCAAATACCACGAAACAACTATAAGGTATGCCCGGAGTGATAACTCCAATGTAGGCCATGCCTAAACTTAAAAATCCTAATATGTTCCAAAAAACCTTTTTCATGAAAATCCCCAACTGTTAGTACTCTTTTTAGACAACTGATCAAAAGTATTTTTACAAGCTATCTTTGGGCACACTGTTGGTTGTTTGTCTAAAACGATTGGTCCTTTGAATATGTTTCCAAACCCGCCGTTTGAATAGCACCAGCCTCTATAAACATAACCAAAGTAGTCAATTACAATCTGTTCAACACCTGCCCAGCATAAGTGTCCTTTGTAGTTATTATATAGCCTATCTTCAACCCATTTGATTTGAGTTTCGACTGGGGCGTCAGGTGCTGTTATTTTATTAAGTTCTAACCAATAACTCCATTGATCAATGTTGTAGTTCAAAAACTTGTCGTTTCCTTTATTATGATTAGAAAATAGTGCTCTAAAGTTGATAGGAAACGATTGTGTTTTATAATGATCGTATAAGTCTACCGCTTGGTCCCACCTACTAGGATCAGTGTGTGCGTTGATTGTAATAGCAAAAGGAACTCCGCTAGCTTTTACAATTTCAATTACTTGATGAAAGTGTATAATATCGCTATTTGGGTGATAGGCTAGCATAACCTTTGATAAGTTTTTTACAGCCTGGTGCCACCAATCAAGACTGGCACTTGCGTTAGTAGTTAATACATATTTGATTCTTGTGTCAGTTGAGCTGATAATAGTGTCTCTTACAGCAGAGCTAATTGTAGGCTCGCCGCCCTGAAACTCAATCTCAAGACGATCATAATCAACGGTACTATTTTTTAAATTAGTAAATCCAACATGGAATTGTTCGTAATCTAAAAATGGATTACTGCCGTCGTGATAGTCACTATGACAGTAATCGCATCTAAAATTACATTGGTTACCAGCTTGCCATTGGACTGATAACTTTTTCACATTATAAACTGTAGCCACTCTTTGTGGCGGACATTGAACTCAAACTTCTTACGCTTGTTTACCAAATCGTAGTAGTCTGGCTTGTATGGCTTGATCTTTGGCTTAACTCCCAGCTTATCGCTCTTGTGGCTGTTACATGGGCCGCAGGCAGTTACACAGTTTTCCCATGTAGTTTTGCCGCCTTTAGATACAGGCATAACGTGATCAAGTGTTGATTCACGACCATTAACTGATATACCGCAGTATTGACATTTACCGCCATCACGTAGATGAACATTAGCACGACTAAATCTCACTGTGGTCTTTGTTTTCATATAGTCGCGCAATATGATAACTGACGGTACAGGTGTTTCCCAGTTTGCTGAGTGAACAATCCAACTGTCGTGCCAAGCCAGTACGTTGGCCTTGTCTAAGACCATATACTTGATTGATTCTTGCCATGTGATTGTGCTTAACGGTAATACGCTCACAGGTAATCCGTCTGCGTTAAGGACAAGGGTATCTGCCATTTTAAAACCTCTTTCTTGTTGTGTTTACAGACCCAACCAGTGAAGTACAAATTATATACTCAAACAGTATTTACGTCAATATGCTTTGAGCGAACTCTAAACCGCTTCGATCTAAGGCGTTGCACCATTGATCCTTGTTGTCGGACTCAAAAACAAGGTCATGATCAGCACTTGCTGTACACCAACTTGTTTCTTTATTCCACGGTGGGTTACCTGATATCTCACCATCTAATTGACTAGCACTCCATCCACACATACCTAAAAATATGCGCCATTTTCTTGGAGTGTCGCCCATTGCTAGTCTGGGTAGAATATCATCTGCTGAGCTAACTGAGAACTCTTGATTTACTCGCATGGTGTTTTTGCTAGTCCATTCATTAGTATGTAAAAAACTTAAACTCTTAACATTAACTGGTCCGCCTAAGTATACATATCCTGGAAGATCTAAATCGTAGTTTAGTTGTTCTCCAAACTCTTTAATAGTCATTTGACTACGTTTGTTCAATACAAGTCCAACACTGCCATCGCTATGATGTTCAGTTATCATTATAACAGTCTTGTACCAAAAGTTGCCTTTGACCACAGGCGGCGCAATTAATAAATTTCCAACAATTTTCATATGAGGTATTTACTAATGTCCAAATTAAACTAAAGTGGTATTGAATGCGGATCCGGCAATTTCAGAGCCGCCTTTCTTGCTACGCAGTTGATCTAAATAGGCAATGTTTGTGCCCGGACCGTAGGCAGCTGGATCCGTTGCTGTGAAATTCTTTTGATCTTTACTCACCCTTGGCAAATATTCTACTGCGGCAACACTCATTGCTTTTAGCTGATCAGAGTTAGGACCTCTTACAAAGTGAGGACTAGGCTTATGCCCGTCAACAGCAGTGCCTGTTACTGCTTGGAATTGATTCCTAGCCATCAACACTGATATTACACCATTCTTACCAGCGTCTCTAGCACGATTAAGAATACTTCCCATGACCATAGCATATGATTTAACATTAAAGGCAGATTCTGCGCCAGTAGCTCTCAATAAATAGTCCCACTCGTCATCACTCATTGATCTGCCTAAATATGATTCTGCTGATGCCTTAGCCTTCATTGTCATGTTAGTTTGCGGAATAGAACCGTACTTTTTAATATCGGCAGCATCTAGTCCGCCATTCTTAACTGCGCTTGCGTGTGATAACTTAACATCGGCACTAGTACTTTTAGTAATCTTACCTTTGAACTTACCGTTTAGCAATTCATTTAACTTGGCAATAGTTTTTTCGTCTGGCATGCCTGTGATAGGTTTAATGCCGGCATCTTTCTGGAATGTTCTAACGGTATTAAGAGTATATTTTCCAATTACTCCGTCTACTCCGCCTTCGCCGAACGGGCCAAGTAACTCTCCGTATCCTAATGCTTTTAGTACTTTTTGCATATCAGCAATATCCGGACCTTTGTCCATAGTAGGCACGGTGATACTAGTTAACGGCACTTTAGCTACGCCCGGCTTACCGCCTTGTCCCTTGGCAGTTCCTGGTTTGGCATTAGTAGGAGCGGCTGTTACTCCTCGAGTGGCTGCTTGGTATATAGAAAGATAGCCGCCATATGGATGTATACCATCACCCTTGCCGCTGTTTAATCCTGGATCAAAATTTTCTAACGGTCCAAGGAATTTAGCACCATTTGCGTTAGCTGCCGCAGCCAATTGATCGTTGACTCTTTCTCTTTCAAAATTTACAAAATATGTACCAAGTGAATTGGTAAATGTCTGAGACTTCTTGCTACCAGTACCAACTAAGAATGTTTGTGCGCCTGCTCTCTTAAGAGCTTTTAGTTGTGCGTCAACTGTTGCTACTGTGAAAGATTGTCTTTCACCGTTTGGACGTTCGTAGGTAGCGTTACTTGCTCCACTACTAAGGATAACAATAGCACCTTTAAGATCGTTGCTGTTGATTAGATCGTTAATCATATCTAATACTTGTTTAGGATTTTTTCCGCCAGCGGCAATACCATCAGCGTTACTTGCGTTTTTAATTCCAACAGCAATACTATCACCAACTACGTATATAGGAGCTTCTTTTGCTTCTAGTAATATTTTAAATTCAGTAAAACGCATGTTAACTCCAATCCGGTAATGGACCGCCGTACTTCTGGCCTTTGATTCTATGGCCGCCAACTTTAATGCGACTCTTTGCTGTCTTACCTAGCTTATGTGATTTTTCACCGTCTCTGGCACGTAGCCCTTGACTCTTACAACTTGCTAGATTACTTGCGCCAAGATCATTATCAGGACGACCACTAACACACAACGCACGTGATGCCTTACCGTTCTCTGCTAGACTGCCACCGCAGTTTTCGCAGAATTGTTCTTCTATTTCTTTAACGTGTTCTTTATGTAAGTCATCTAACTCACCAGGTTTTAGCAATTCTAAATGGCTAACGTCCCATCCAGTTGCTCCATGTAATTGATGAATCTGTTTAGTTCTATCGCCGTTACTGCGTTCAGGGCGGCTACCGGCCCGACGTACACGTTTTTCACGAGTGCCAAACTTATCTTCGTTCATTTGCCCAGCTTGAACAGCTTGTTGTGCGTATCGGTTGGGGATGCCTTCTTTAACTAACTGCTGAACTACTTGCTGTTCAGTCATGCCAGATGCTAGAAGTTGTTTAGCCTTGGCGGCTAACGCAGACATATTAATAACGCCTTCGGGGAGGAAATCTTTTGCTTTCATAATATGTATTTATTGGTTTAAGAACTCAAACACATTTAACCACGGACGTTTACCCACAGTAGCCTTTAAATTAGTTAAATTAGCACAGGTTTTATGGCGCATACGCCCTTGTTCTGCCAACGGCACGGGTTCAAACTCAATGCTTACTCCTTCTTGTTCTGCTATTTCTTCAGCAATATCTAGAAAGCTATGCGGTAACCCTGCGCCGCAGTTCCAAATGCCTGATCCGTTGACTGTTTTGATAAAGTCTATGTGTAGCTTACACACATCTCCTACCCATGTCCAATCACGTTTAATGTGTTCAGCGTTTTCCCATACTGTTATCTTTCCTTCTTTACGTGCCTGTTCTTGCCACTTGACAATAGCATTAGCACGTTTACCCCGTAAGTGCATCCATTTTCCGTATACATTAAAGTAACGGAATCCCTGTACCATTATATGTTGCTCTTGTTGAAATACCCAGCGATCAAAGAGATACTTAGACCATGCGTAGGCAGTTTGCGGGTGGCAAGGTGCGTGTTCGCTAAAGTCTTTAGTATCACCGTAAACTGAACTAGAGCTAGCGTATTGTAAATGTGTTCCGTGATGATTACATTCGTTAAACAACCACTGAGAAAACTCTAAGTTTTGTTTCATTATGGCGTCGACATCAGTACACGACATATCGGCAATAGCACCTAAGTGTATTACCCAGTCGTATGAACTAACATCTGGTCGCTCAGTAGGGTGCCATTCGTAACCGTCAATGTGCCAACCTTCTACTTGATGTAGCCATGCGGTCATGTTGCGGCCAATGAAGCCTTCGTGGCCTGTAACTAATATTCTCATAATACCCTCCGCTAGGGTATTTAGTGACTGCTAGCAGTTCCAGATATAAATCTTATCCTGCTTCTTCTTGCCAGCTTTGAGAGTGTTAGCCTTTTGACCCATTTGTTGTAATAGGTCTTCTTGATTGTGACAGGGTGGTAGCCCATGCTTAACAGCGTCATCATACATCTTTGGGCTGATGTTAAAACATACAGTGCCGCCCTTTTTAATATTGTCTACACACTTTTGCCATAGAGGAATAAAGAACAGTTCGTAGAACGCCTTGTCACTGTCCCACTCTGTCATATGTTCGTATATTTCTAAGTTGATGTACGGAGGACTTGTTAACACAAAGTCGTAATCAATCTTAGTAAAGTCTACATTCAAGCAACTATCCCATATCATGTTTAACTTTGAGCCGTTGTCAATAGTAAACAATCCGTTGTCAAATCCTGTTTCAGCTTTGAGGAATGCCATCATGTCGTTGTATGCCGGAGTCATCTCTACGTTAGTGTCAATGCCAGTGTAGTTAATGCCTAACGACCAAGCACCTAGCATACGGCCGCCCCACCCTGCTGTAGGATCAAGTACACTAGTTGCCTTGTACTTTTTGTACAGGTATTTGGCAGTAGTGCTTTTAAACATAACAACACTACCTAAGTTAATACGAAAACACTCAAACACGTTGCCTGCGGCAGTACGCCCGCCACGATTACGTTTTCTAGTGTTTTCTATTAAGGTATCCCATTCGTCAGGCACTTGTGCTATGTCGTAGATTGTCTTGCCATCCTTGCGGCGACACTTGAGTAAGTTCTTAAACTGATGGTGGTATAGAAACGGATTACCCGCAAAGTTATTAGCGTTTGTACTTGCGTCAAACTTGTTTAGGTTATCAAGGTCCTTACGCAGTTCCTTAGTCGTAATGTTCTTGTGTGTTTCTATGTCTGTTATTGTTACTGAGCTTAGATGTAAGTTAACTGGTTTAAGTGTCATTGTTTTGCGTAGTCCAAAGCATTTTGCTCGCACTGTGAACGAGAAGGATGTGTAAAGTAATTAGTCTTTGCTCCGCCACCGCCTTGGAAATGTTGCTTGCGGCTTTTTTGTAGCCAACCACGATTGAACGTGTCAATTGCCGCCATCCTCTGATTGTACTTTTTAACAATTTTAGCAATCTCTGCTTCTTCCTCATCCATCAAGGCTTGTTCAGCAGGAGTAATAACATCCTTGCCCATGAAGATAGTTGTTGCGTTAGATAAGCCTGACGCAAGAACATACACTGTCATGGGCTTTGGCAAGTTGTCATTCCACATTGGGCAAAGGCCATTCTGTCCGCTTTTACATTCAACAGCAATAAAGCGATCATTGAAGTCTTTAACCAGCACGTCCGGAAATCCTTGTGTGCCAGCAGGCTGTAGGATAAACGTACCAACAGGCATTCCAGCAGTAACTTTGCGAAGATCAGTATCGTCGTTAGTAGTTGCCCACTTCTTCAATAGACCTTTTGTAAGTTTAGGATAAGTTGTCTTTGGTAGTTCAGAAAATCCTGCGCCCTTAATCTCAACAGCCACAGCATCTTCGTGTCCATATGTCGCGCCGCCTGAACGAGCATTTTGATTCTTAAAATAGGGCATTGCCAAAATATTTGTAAGTGCTGTGTGAAGTTGCTGAGCCATAATTGTCTCCTAATTAGAACTATTATACAATCAGTTAACTTGATTGTCAAGCCCCCATTTGAGCTGCCACCATGTGTAATCAACGTCTTTGAGTTTGGCTACTACTGCGTAGTCTACGTGATATTGTGCTTGATTCGTCTGTCTATGCCATTCTGGAGTTTCAACAGCCCGTTCCATCACCCACTTGCCCATTTCACTTTCTTGCCATTCCCAAAGTGGTTGAGCGGCATACAAGTCTGGATCTTCTACATCGCCCATTCGAAATGTATATACAACAACTGTGTGTATTTTGTGTACGCAATTATCAATAACAATGTATTTGTTACTTACTTTAGGCTTTACATCTTGCGACATTGGACCATTATGTACATATGGTCTAGTTAGCGCCATCGTATTTTAATTTAAAAAAGGTAGCCCATTTGTTATCCGCAAATGAAAACTCAATACGGTGTGGGGTCAATAGATCAAACCCGGTATCATCGTATGCGGGCGGATAGTATTTAAAGTCAAAGTCTCGACCTTGTACTAAGCCCTTAGCCCGTAGTTCCCTAACAATGTCAATGCCTTCATCGGCTCTTATGTTAGGAACAATCACTTTCATGACCATCTCAATACAAACCAATCACGATCTTTAGCATCTCGGAACCAAAACTTGGCATTGTTGGCATACCAACGCATGTCAGGAGTCCATACTCCGTCACACGCACTAGGACCAAATGTACTAACCATCCAGGCCATCATTTCATTCCACCTTGATCCGTTGTTAGGATGAACAGTTAAGTATCGGGCACCGTATACGCGGCCTTCGTCTAGTTCTAATTCGTGCCAGCCCATACAACTCATTAAAACTTCATCGTCAATATCTTTGGCCATAGCTTTTCCAGCTCGTTCTAGCAGTTCTTCTTGTAATGTCATTTACGTGCTAACTCCAATAACATAACATACTTTTGATATGCCGTCTCCACTGCTGTATTATTCAATCTAACATGTCTATCTTGCTCATATCTGGCCATTAGTTGTCGGTCAGTTCTATTCTCTTTAATTTGATCTTCACATTCGCTAATGTAGTCTATGATATGTCCTAGTCTATCCTTAGGCATTAGTATGTCAACACAATCTACTTCTTCAATAGGAAAGGTTTGATGTTGGTACATAGCCATATTGCTGACAGAATAGTTCCATGCGTTGGTATGCGTCAGCATGTTTGGAATCCTGCGTAGCTTGCGCCGGCTAGGGTATACCCGCATGTCAAACTTTTTAAAAAACTCTTCTTCTTTCATTGGGTCCACCTAATTAAGAACATGGTGATTTGTTTTTCGTTTTTAAACAGCCAAACATTGAAACTCATGCGTGTACCACATTTACATTCATCGGTCCACGCCTGTACCGGATCCATATCTGTTTCATTAAGGCCACGGCCAGGTCGATTTGTTGGGCGGATATCATCCACATAGGCTTGTAGTTTAAGCCCTGGCAAGCGTTGCCATTTGATCTTTGGTGGCTGATGCTGTGCTAACATCCACTTGGTAAGATCTTTAGGTGTAGGGTTACCCATTGTCTTTATCAATCTTTGGAATACTGTCGCACCACCGTAAGATAAACCATTCTCGGTGTGCTTCTTTCTTAAAGGACCATAAGTTCTCAGTCATACTCATACCTACTCCTTCTGCTTCGGCCCATTGCTTCATTTCAACTAGTAACTCTTCCGACAGTTGTCCTTTTTCAAACACCAGTCCGGGAAGTCTAAACATACCAACTTCTACGTTTTTCATTTAATATTCCGGTGCTGAGTATGGTTTAAATTTTTTGTATAGGGCAAAGCCATCTGCTCCGTACATTGGACAAACTAACACAAAGTCTGACATGTTGTCTTCACCTACGCCGCCGGCGGTTCCACAGATAAACGGACGTTCAACACCGTAGAGACGCCTAAGCTCTTCTTTGAGTCTATTGTTCTCATCTATGATTTTTTGAACTTCATCGTCCATGTATAATCTCCGAGTATTTTAACATAAACATAGTGTACTTACGTTCATTGTAAAAGTCAAGACGGATGGAAAATTCATGTCGCTTGCCCTTGTACCATCCGTCATTTTGAACTGAGAATAAATCATATCCTGCTCGATCATCTGACACTGTATCTTCTACCCATTCCTGATGCTCACGTACTGTAAATCCAAGAACACGTTTCATTTTATCTTTAATCATAAAAACAGTTTTTGGATGTTCTGTGTGAAGGTCGGCACGGATCTTTTGCCACTGATTAACTGTAATTTTGAGTGTAGGCATTTGTGTCGTAGTCCCAATGTCTAGTGTCGTGAATGCTAAGATGTACGCCATAGCCTAGTAGGCCAATTGTAATGTTTAGTCCTGCGTGATCTCTACGTGTAGTTAGGCTAGCATCTATATCTACCAGCATAGTGCTCATGTAAGAGTGTTCAAGTTCCCACGCCTTGTTACCAAACAAGCGACCTCCAACTGATCCTAATGGCTTAAAGTATTCCCAACGATCGAATAGGTTAGTTAATTCAAATCGAAAACTAAAGATGTTCATAAGACTATCCAAACTAAAAAGATGTATGTTAATTGATGCGCTAGTTGGTCGGCTCCAAGCAACCACCAAAACTTTGGATTCTCTACAGTATAGTTCCACCGCTTGTTAATATTAATCTTTGTCCAATCAATATGATAGTGTAAAACAAAGTCTATGAAGCCTAATATAACTGCCAACGGCCAGTTAGACAAGTATAACCAAAAGATTAAGAAGGTAGCAACTCCGTGCTTGATACTGTGCATTACTCCGTGGGCATTTCCGTAAATCCCCTTACCATTAACTTCTTCCATTGATTGATTAACAAAATCAATGTACCAATGTTTAACAAACAACAAGATAAAGATTATAAAAATGCTATCAAACATGTTGATTCCGTTGATGGTTATATTCTCTCTTGAGCCAATACTTGTATGTTTTAAAATACTGTTCTTGTGTTAGTGTAGGTAGACCATACTCTCTATGCTCTTCACAATTTTGAATCCAAATTTCGTAGAGCCATTGTCTAAAGCTCATTCCTTGAGTCGTGCCCATGTTGCTTCCTTTCCTTGTATATGTGCTACTGCTTTAATCCAACCTCTATTGTATGCTTGGACAATTATATCAGCTTGAACTGCGGGACAACTAGGGTCAACCACAATACTGGCTCTTGGCACAATAGTAAAGCCGTCTGGACAGAACGTGAAGAGGGCATCACCTTCTTTAACTGTTATATAATCAGTAGGTACTGTTGTAAACATTATCGTATTCCACAAATTTACTTAATATTTCAAAGTTGTCTTCTGCTCGCTTTAATGCTTCTAA